ATGCCAACTAATAATGTAGTTAGCTTACATGCATCACACTCACCTGTTACTATCTCTGTTTTAAAATTTATTTTTTTCATTACTCAAGTATTAACTTTTTTATAGAAAAAGATCCATCTATATTTTTCTCAAGTTCTGCCATAGATTTTATGCACTGATATTTTATGTGCGACTTAGATTCACGCTTCGCGACCCTCTTACCTTTTAGACACTCAGACATAGACTGTTGTATACGTGCCTCTTTAATCTCTCCGTTGATAATCATAAGTAAAGCTACCACTAACTCTGTCATATTGTTTTACCTTTGTTAGGCCCTTGCTTTAGTACATATTTTTGTGTACCATGCTTACCAGTTTCTACTTCTTTTTTTAAATCTTTTACAAACTTCATTTGTTTTGCTTTTTTTGACATCGAATCGATGTAATCTATAATTTGTCTACTAATGCGCCCCGTTGCCATTTGCCCTTACCTTATCTTTTAAATCTTCTATATCACTTAATGCTTTTTCTAATTGATCTCTTAAAAATTCTATATTAACTTTGTTTGTCATATTCATCTCTTGAGTCTCTTCCATTTTCTCTACGGATTTATACAAATCCTCTAATAAAAAATGTTGCTCTTGGTCCACCGGGACCTGTTCAGATTTTTTTAATAAATCATTTTCAAACAACTCACGTGATGTCTCCAGAGATACTAATCTTGAAGTAAGCTCTGTGTATGCGAATACACCCATAGCAACTAAAATTATTAGAGAGGCTACGGTCTTCATCGGCATCTGTACAGCTGCGGACTCTGATATGTTTAATGGTTTAGTCATCTTTAGGTTTTGGTAAAGGCAGTATATAGTCTTTTGGTGGGATTTTCAATTTGCTTTTACTAGGTCCTATAAGCTTATCATTCATTAATTTAAGGTCTGGGTTCTCTTTTTTGTACCCATCTTTCATATCATCCCACAAACTTTGAGAATCACCAGGTCTAGTGTTATCTCTTGTAGGAGTAATACCTCTACATTTCATAACTAACAATCTAAAGTTTTCATTCTGTGCAAGACTAGGGTTATTATTAACTCGACCACACATCTTCATCAATTCTAATTGTTGTTTTAATTTTACGTTTTCATTTATAGTTTTACAATCTACACCTAAATATTTTCTGTATGTGAAACTTAATCTATAATTATCATCGTCATTACGATAATTATTGTTGTCATTGTAATGACTGTATTTACCATTTCTATCTTCAGCTTCTACTCTAGTTTCAAAATCTCCACACCTTGCACCATACTCGTTAAGATATTCGTTTCTAGGATACGCAGGATCTACAAACAAAGCTAACATTGTAAGAGCTAAAATAAGTATTGCTGTAAATCTGTAATCCATCCTGAGAATCTCCATACATTACCTGTTTAAATCCTTAATATCATAGCTGTGTTCTCTAACTTGATCTGCTAGTTGTCTGTATAAATTTTCTGCCATCTGCCAAGTAGACTCTGCAGAAGTTAGTCTTGTGTTTTGATCTATAATTTTTTCTTGAGCTGTAGTTAAATCTCGTTGAAGATTTATTATTTGATTTTGATTGTCGTTGATTGTGTCTGTTAGATTAACAATATATCTAACGCCAGTGAACGTTCCAACTAATACAGAAGCTATTACCGGTACTAATATAAAATTCTTTTTGAATAGTTCTGCAATGTTCATATGGCATAAGGTCCTTAATTAAAAGATTATAGCCCCAATCACAAAAGAAGCGATAGCAATAACTATTTCTTTTCTGTTGTGTAGTTGCCAAATCATAAATTTTTCTTTGTATTTATTTATCATCATCTTCCTCCAAGTTTCTTCTCCTCTATTTCATAGAAGAAGTTATCTGTGTCTTCTGTTTTCCATGCTCCGGTATCTTCTACGTTCCATTCGTTAGTTTGTACTTTCCAGTCAGGAATATTGTCCTTAACTGTGAATGAAGGCAGGTCCCATATACATCTATTGTTAGGTTGAGCCGCATAATTTCCATCATCTAAAGCGATAATGTGTGCACACTTATGTTCGTGTGGAATTTCTGAATGATCAGTGTCTAGTATATTAGCATCTGGATGTGACCAGTCAATAGTAAAAAGATATCCACCGGAATGCCATTTTTTATCTTTACCAATATATTTTCCTGAAGCTGCGCTTAAAAGAGCCCAAGAAGTAACAGCAGGATGATAGCTAAAAGAATTCCAAAGCTCCAATTCATCCAATCGTCTTCGTGGTACGTCTTCGATTTTGAAACCACGTTGGATAAATGCGCTAATAGGGAGGCGATAGAATATTGCGCCGTTCTCCATAATAGCATGCCATAGTATTGCACGGCCACCCATGCTTGTAATGCCAAAGATGATACAATCTTCAACTTCTCCATGATGTTTTTTACAGTCATATAAATATTCTCTCCTTATTTGAGCATAGGTTGGTGGTATGTTTGCATTTAAATAAGCCATTAGTCGTTTATAGTTCCCCAGTTAGTGCCATGTTCGTAATCAACTTTATTTGGTACTTCCAGAGTAACAGCTTGTTCCATAATCTCAACTACCTTCTTTGCCTGTGCGTCACTTTCTATTGATATACATAACTCATCATGTATTTGTATGTGTGCTACAATTCCTTCTTTATATAATTCTAACATAGATTTTTTTGTCATGTCAGCTGCACTACCTTGAATTAATTTATTTAATGCTTTATAAGTATAGGCTCTTTTAATTCCCGGTCCATGTTCCTGTAATGCATCTTCATGCGTCATTGCTTTATGCATACCAAAACTATTTGGTTCCCATAAATGAAACCTACAAAGTCTGCCAAGTAAAGTTCTTATCTGTCCCCTATCCTGTGCTCTGTTAGAAGCTTTGTCCATAAGCTGTTTAACAAAAGGTACCTTGCCATGATAAGTATTAAATAGTTCATTAGCTTTTTCTTTTGATACACCTAGCTCTGCCTGTAGTTTAGCTTTACCCATACCATAAAACAATCCTAAGTTAATTGTTTTAGCTTGGGTTCTTTTAATGTCAGCCATGTCGGCTACTGTCTGGTGAAAGTCTGAGTTAGGATCATCGTTGTAAGCGTCTACTACATCATACACTGAAGGTAATTTATATAATGCTGCGTAGTGTACAACTAATCTTGGTTCTTGCTGTGAGTAGTCAAAACAACCCCATTTACAATTATCTTCTGGTATAAATAATGATCTAATTTTAGGTCCAAGATCTTTATTACGCGCTGGAATTTGTTGTAGGTTAGGATTCTGATAAGAGAATCTTCCTGTGACTGTACCACCACCTGCATTTCTTAATTGGTTTATCTCTGCATGTATTCTACCTTTGTGTTCATATTTTAAAATAGAATCTATAAAAGTTGTGTGTGCTTTGTTTACTTCCCTAGCTTTAGCAATTAAATTGACAACAGGATGCTCGTGTTCTTGTAAAAAGTTTTTAGTAAAACTTGGTGCATCAGTCTTTTCTGTTCTCTCAAATGGTATTTTTAAGTTTTCAAATACTTCTGCTATACTTCTTGCGGCCCATATCTGTGGCCTTACGTTAGTTTCTTTTTCTATTGCCGTTAGTATTGCACGTTCTTCTTGTACTAAAGTTTTCTTTAGTTTATGTGCTGCCTCTACATCTACTCTTACACCTTTGAATCTCATATCTACCAGGCAAGGAAACAAATCTGTTTCTAATTCCATAATAGATTGTAAGTCTTGTGATATAATTTCTTTTTTCATTTCTTGCCACAAACCAAACGTAGCTTCTGCATCACGTTCCGCATAAGAACCAACGTTGAGGGATGGTAATTTATACATCTCAGACTTTGGATCTATCCCCCATTCAGCTGCAGCTTCACTAAGTCCAGCTTCATTCTTACCATAGCCATTATACTTCCATGACAAACTATTAAGATCATATCTAAATCTATTCTCATCAGTCACAGCTGCGGCTATCATTGTATCTACAATCCTGCCATTAATATTTAGTCCCAGTGACCTAATCCAACATACATCGTACATTGCATTGTGAAATATTTTTGTTGAAGTTGTGTTTAAAATATCTTGAAACCATTCTAATACTTTCTTACGATCCATGTTGCCACCACCTTCGTGTGCTATTGGAAAGTATCCTTTGTAATGTGCAGTTGCTACAGCTATTCCTATAACTTCTCCATTACCTATGATTGCACCAGATCCTTTTTTAATTAAGTCTGGGTCACGTGTTTCTAAGTCAATTGCAATTTCGTCAACCTGTCTTAGGTCTGGAAATTCTGTGGGTATAACCCATTCTGTCTGTGCACTAAATGTAGGTATTTTCATAATGTTAGGTAGCAAAGAATCAGTAGGCAAGTGAAAAGCCCCATGTAAAATGGTATATGATTATTCGGTTCCATAGTCCCTTTCAATTATCATTTCTATAAAATGTATTGCTTTTTCCAAGTCTTGTTTCTTTCCTTTATCTCTGTGTCTCACTATGTACTTTATAGCACAACCCTCAGGATATAGCAATTCGTTCTCTACTACAAACTTACTTGGTTGTATTTTATATTTTTGGTAGTGTGATCCTGCAATTTGTTTGTCCCAAACTTTAG